TTATATGTTCATAAAGGCATTAGTGCTCGAAATTGGACTAAGTCATTTAGGCTGTCGGAATATACCGAAGTAACTGGAGCAGATCTTGTGGATGGAATTTTGACTGTCAATCTTGAAGTCGTCCTCCCAGAAGAGAAGCGTCCCCGTAAAATTTTAATCACAAACGGGGTAGAAAACAATGACAACCTTAGCACTACAAGGACTAAGTCTACACAGGCTTAGTAAATTCTTTAAGAAAATTATCGAACGAGTTACTATTAATATCATGATTGCTAGACAAATTCAAGCAAATCAAGAAATCGCTCGATGCATGGTTCAGCATGGTGAATACAAAACATCTGAACATACTTATCATTCTCTTTTAGCTCAATTAAATGATAGAACTATTTCTAGAATTAATGAGGAATATAAGAGCAATGTTTAATTGGTTAAAGTCACTCTTTAGTAAATCAAACTTGTCTTATCAACAAAAGCAGATTGAAAGATATCTTTCTAACTCAACTGACTTAGTAGATCTTGAAAGACGCCAACGTGAACTTACATATGGAAGGTTTAAATTCTAATGTGGCCTTACACTGAAGAAGAGAATGATTTTCTAAAATAAATAAAAGGAGCAGGGTGACTTGCTCCTTTTTAAATCATAATGGAGAAACAGAATGAATATTGATAAATTGCGCGAAGAACTTAAGATTGATGAAGGAGTGAAATATGAAATTTATCTTGATCATCTTGGGCTTCCTACTTTTGGTATCGGCCACTTGGTTATCGATTCAGATCCAGAATCTGGACAACCAGTTGGAACTCCTGTCTCAGAAGAGCGAGTCAACGAATGCTTCGATAAAGACGTTGAAGTGGTGCTTGGAGAATGTCGAATCCTCTACGAAGATTTCGACGATCTGCCAGAAGAAGCTCAATTAATTATTGCTAATATGCTCTTTAACATGGGACGTCCAAGACTTTCTAAATTCGTTGGAATGAAACGTGGAGTAGATGCCGGTGATTGGACAGAAGCAGCTGATCAAATGGTAGATTCTCGTTGGTATAGACAAGTACCTAATAGAGCAGAACGTCTTGTTGAGCGCATGCGCCTTCTAGAAATTGCAGGAATTCCAGTATAAAAAGGTTTACATTTTCAGCAAACTATGGTATAATTATATTATGTTGTTGGAGGTAATATGTCTTTTTATACGTCTGTAGTTCGATACGGAAACTCAATGCTATACCGCGGCTATAATAATAGCGGTAAACGAGTAACTCGCAAAGAAGTGTTTTCACCTACTTTCTTTGTTCCTTCTCAAGATAAAGAAACAGTATGGCATGGACTTGATGGTTGTCCTATTGGTGCTGTTTCTTTTCCTGATATGAGAGAAGCTAAGAGTTGGCTCGAAAAATATAAAGATGTTGAAGGGTTTAACATCTATGGTAGTACTAACTACATTCATCAATACATCACATCTAAATATCCTGGTGACGTAGAATTCGATCGTTCAGCGATTGATGTTGCTTCTCTTGATATTGAAACTGATTATGGTGATAGCTTTCCAACTCCAGATAAAGCTGAACACGCTGTCCTTGCTATTACTGTAAAGTCTAGCAAAGATAATGTGTATCGTGTTTGGGGCTGCAAAGATTATGATTCTAAGAATGCTCTTATCAAACCCGTACAATATATCAAGTGTGAAGATGAATGGGATCTTCTACTTAAGTTTCTAGACTATTGGTCTAGTGCTTCTCCTGACGTCATCACGGGTTGGAATGTACGTTTCTTTGATATTCCTTATCTCGTAAATCGTGTATCCAAAGTTCTTGGTGTAGACCAAGTTAAAAAGTTCTCTCCTTGGGGAATGGTAGATTATCGTAAAGTTAATAATCGTGGTAGAGAAGATGATACGTATGATCTTAAAGGTATTCAAACTCTAGATTATCTAGAACTATTTAAAAAGTTTGGATACACGTATGGTGCTCAAGAATCATATAAACTTAATCATATTGCAAACGTAGTTCTTGGTGAAAAGAAACTGTCTTACGAAGAATTCGGTTCACTTAAAAATCTTTATAACGAAGATTTTCAAAAATACATTGACTATAATATTAAAGATGTTCAACTCATTGAACGACTCGAAGAAAAGATGGGACTCATTACTCTTGCTATGACTGTAGCATATAAGGGTGGTGTTAACTATCAAGACACATTTGGCGTTACTGCTATTTGGGAATCGATCATTTATCGTAAACTAAATCTTAAAAAGGTAGTTCCAACAGTAAAAACACACCATGCTAGTAAAACTACATTTGCTGGTGGTTATGTTAAAGATCCTCAAGTTGGAATGCATGACTGGGTTGTAAGCTTTGATTTAAATTCACTTTATCCTAATCTTATTGTACAATACAATATGTCACCAGAAACTTTAACTAATGAACATACTATTGGTGGCGTAGATTATTATCTACAAGGTAATAAAAGTCAATCTAATTATTCGACTGCAGCTAATGGATCTACTTATCGTAAAGATAAAGATGGTGTGATTCCAAATATCATTGAAGATTATTATGACGAACGCTCAGCTATTAAGAAAATGCAGTTGGCTTCTGAACAACAATATCAAAAGACCAAAACAGTCGAACTTGAACGTGAGATTAGTACCTTTACTAATCAGCAAATGGCTATTAAAATTCTTATGAATTCTCTTTATGGTGCGCTTGGCAATCAGTACTTTAAATATTTCGATATAAGATTAGCCGAAGGTGTGACTCTTTCTGGTCAGCTAGCAATTCAATGGGCTGAAAAGTCTATGAATGATACGATGAATGGTGTGATGAAAACTGATAAAGACTATGTCATAGCAATCGATACGGATTCATTGTATGTTAACTTTGGTCCACTTATTGAACAATTAAAGCCAAAGAATCCGGTTGAGTTTCTTGACAAGATCTGTAAAGAACATTTCGAACCAGCTTTAGCAAAATCATATGCTCAGCTTTTTGAGAATATGAATGCTCATAAGAATCGTATGGTCATGGCTCGTGAAGCAATCGCTGATCGTGGAGTGTGGACTGCTAAGAAACGATATATTCTAAATGTTCACAATAATGAAGGTGTGCAATACTCTCAGCCAAAACTCAAAATCATGGGTATTGAAGCTATTAAGTCATCAACTCCTGAAGTGTGTAGAGATAAATTTAAAGATGTTTTTAATGTCATTATTTCGGGTAGTGAATTAGAAACACAAAGATTTATTCAAAATTTTAAGACTGAATTTTCTCAACTTCCACCCGAAGCTGTAGCATTTCCTCGTGGTGTTTCTAATATTAGTGATTGGCATGATCGTAAAACTATTTACAAAAAAGGTACACCAATTCATGTTCGTGGATCTCTTCTTTACAATAAACAACTAAAAGCAAATAGCCAACTCAATGGTCAATATGAAGCTATTCGTGGTGGTGATCGAATCAAGTTCATTTATCTTAAGCTTCCGAATTCGCTACGCTCTAATGTTGTAGCTTTTCCAGATGTCTTACCAAAAGAATTTCAATTGCATAAATATGTTGATTATGAATTGCAATTTAACAAGACATTCGTTGATCCTTTGAAACTCATACTTGATGCTATTGGTTGGGAACCAGAACCTGTCTCTACGCTTGATGAATTTTTTGGATAATAATAGTGTACAAATCTATTAAACTATGTTATAATAACAGTATAATTAAAAAGGATATGAAATGAGTAAAGATTGGGTAAAAGACATCAATGATATGCACGCTAAGTTTGGTGTACATAAATGGATGGATGATAATCAAAGTGAAAATGAAAAGCTTAATAAGTTCTTAGAATTTCGTCTAAAGTTTTTGGCTGAAGAACTTAATGAAACTACTTTAGCTTTTGAAAGCAAAGATCCAGAAGAAATTGTTGATGGATTGATTGACTTATGTGTTGTTGCTATTGGTACTCTTGATGCGTTTGGCGTGGATGCTTATAAAGCATGGGATCAAGTACATAACGCTAATATGGCAAAAGAACCAGGTGTTAAAGAATCACGTCCTAATCCACTTGGATTACCTGATTTAATTAAACCTGAAGGATGGAATGGACCTAGTCATGATGGAAACCACGGGCATCTCCCTCACGCTCTTTAAAAATATTTACGACAATAAGACAAACCGTAATGTAAAACTTGAAAGCTTTGATGCTTTTGAGAAAGTGCTTTATGATTTGTCTAAAGTTACTCGTAAATCTAAAAAAGACGCTGAGCTTATGTCACCAGCCACTTACCTGCCAAACACTACGCGCGCAAATAAAAGTGTAGTTGATTGGTCGGGTTGGTGTGCTGTTGACGTAGATGATTTTCAATTCACTGGAAATTTAGAAGATGAATTGGCAAAGAGGTTCTCTTCTTATCGTTATATTTGTTATAGTACAGCAAGTAGCACAGACAATACACCAAAGTTTCGTCTTGTATTTCCACTTAATCAGAAAGTAAAAAATGAAAACATTAAACACTTTTGGTATGCTTTACAAACTGAACTTGGAGATCTTGGTGATAAACAAACTAAAGATCTTTCACGAATGTATTATATCCCTGGACTATATGATGGTGCTAGCAATTTTATCTTTAGCCATCCCGGTGATTACATTGATCCTTATGAGTTAATGAAAAAACACTCATACGCAGAAAGAAAAAATGCTACTAATTTTATAGATAGATTACCCGAAGAAATGCAAAAGCAAATTATTGAGCACAGAAAATCAAAGCTAGATAATACTAATGTGCAATGGACTTCTTATCGCGATTGTCCATTCTTTCCTCGTAATCTTGAAGCTGAGTATAGATCAATAAGTAATACGGGCTGGTATCATAAAATGTATCAGATTATGGTTGCACTGGCTGGAAATGCTATTAAGAAAAATTATCCAATTAG